CTCACCAGTATTCTTGATACGCAGTGGGATGTAGATGAATTCAACAGCCTTAACTGGTTCAATAGCAATGTCTACCCATAGTTCATTGCGATCGATTCTAGAATCGGTATTGTTAGACTCATCACAGACAACAGCAAAGTCGTATAATGCTCTCAAACTTACCAATTCGAGTAATAAACTCTCACAGGCCTGTTTGATTTCATCTCTAGTGATTTTGTCGTTTGGTTCAAATATGTATGGACGAGCTAATTTGTTCAACTGGCTACGTAGATACACTACTAAACGTGCTACATTGATTCTGTCTAGTGCAGAAGCGTTTCTTGCACGAGTTTTTTGACCGTATGCAACATGACCTACACCTACGAAGAATGGAATCGGATTGATTTTTAAATCGTAAAGTGTATCTCGTTGACCTTCATTAAGTGCAACTGTTTGGAATTCTCCTGTAGCTGCATCAATGTATCCTACGCTGGTTGCATTAGTAATGCCGCCTCTTCTTGTACCTGCTGGTGCAAACCAAGGATAGCTAACAGCATCGCTTAGAGCGATAGTTCTTAGCATCATATGACTTGCTGGTACAACAGCATTAGCTCCGCTTAGATCTGTAGTAAATCCATTTGGATAGTAGACTGCACAATATTCGTCATAGGTAACAATACCATCGTCGCCGTTGTCAGTTACTAGAGCTGCATTAGTACCCCAATTTGTTAAGGTAGTAGCATCTGATGCTAGGCGTAGTGGAGTGTCCCCAACTACAAATGCAGTAATACCTCTATCAATGTTTAGATTAACCAAGTTGCTTAGAACTTCTGGATATCCTGGGCAAGCCATCAAGTTAAAGTTTCTGCGCTCTTCGTCACGGATCTCTTCGCTGGTATCGATAACACTCTTAAGTGCTGCTACCACAACCTGACGCTGTGCTTTACGTCCAAAGCTGCCAGAACCGTCTTCGTTGTTAGCAGAAGCTGTTACCCAACGATCAGTAGCATATCCTGACATTGATTCGTCGTTGTATCGTCCGTTATCTGCAGCAGTGTCAATATAGCTGTTTTCATAACGCTTGACATTACCACCACTTCTACGTGTATTGTACAACATCATACCACGTGGATATAGATCTGGATCAGGTGCATCTGGATCTAAATAATTATTTGTTAACAATGCTTTGATAGTGGCCGCAGTATTTCCTGTTGCGCCGCTTGTGCCGTATCTAGCATCTGCGAATAACACGCCTTCTTCAGTTTGTTGATCAGTTTTATCTACTAATTTCCATTCTAAATCTGCTACGGCATCCCAGCGATAGATAGTTGGGAAATTTTCTAGATCAGCTGTGCTGATCCAAAGGTCGCCGTTAACTAATGGTGTGCCATCGCTTTGAGTAGTAGGCTCAGTAGCGCCTACTTGAGGACCATTAGGATCTGAATTAGGATATGCTGTTGCATCTCTATATCCAACCCAAGTTGTACCGTTGTGATACATCATATCAGCATCGCCGAAATCTGGATTATACCATAGTCTTCCGTCTTCTGGTTCATCTAATGGTGCATCACCGCTGGCTGCAAAATCTTCAGCTGCTAATGGTTCCCAATTAGAAGCTACGTATTCTTCAACTGCATCGTCTGGCAATGCATAGAAATTAGCTGTACCTGCACCTGTATCTAGATTATAGTCAGCAAATAGTAATGCGATTGGAGTTCCGCTGCCGTCAATAAATCTGATCTCACCGCCTTTCTTGTGAACTATTTTTAGTTCATTTTCAGCAGTTACGCTGGCTTCGACGAGATTTGTAATTTGATCACCGTTGGAATCTACACCAAAATCTGCACCATTGATAGCAGTAGCAATTAGTTCAACGTCTGTGGCATCTGCTGTAGCGGTAAACGAAACTGCGACAGAATCTAGTGTAAGACTTCCTGTACGAGATTGTTTCATTGTAAAGCTCTTGCTGCCAGAACTAAATGTTGCGCCGGTAATTACTTCGGAAACAATTTCTGTATTTCCTGTGGCTTTTCTATGGAACACTCTAAATTTAGCCACTGCTGGAGCAGCCGCTGTAGAAGTTTCGTCACTGTTGAATTGTACATAGACATCGTCTTTGGCTAAATTAACACCGCCGCCTGATCTATCTAGATAATAAAGTGCTGCATGACCTGTAGCGTAAAGTGGTGCTGAAATGGCTTGCCACGTTTTAGTTGCAGAGCTCCAACGTTTTACTCTCCAACGTGCTCCGTTAGCCGGCTCAGTGGTCTTGATCCAAGCAGAACCGCTTGGTCTTGGTTCGTCGCTGGCTGTTTTCCATTGAGGAACTGTTGTGTGTGGACTAATTTGAAGTCTTGGAGGATAATACTCTTTGGCACTGTATCCTAGTGCAGTTAATAGAGCAGATCCGCCTGTGCCGGCTTGGATTTCTATGACACCGGTCTGACTTGAATCACCACCTGTATCAAATGTTGCCGAGCCGTCTGAATATATGTAAAGTGCTGAACCAACTCTCTTGGCGCTGATACCTTGTCCGTAAAAAGCAGGATCTGTGTTAATAGTATTGGCTGTTGCTGTTAGCTTGGCATTAGTATTTGCGCCTGCGCCAATTGCTACAAAATTGCCGTTGATAAAAAAAGTTTGACCAGTAGTTAATGTAGTATTAACTGCTGTGCCGGAAACAGTAGCCCAGCTGGCTTTCCATTCTGGACTGCCGACTAGCACCCAGTCGCCTGCTGCGATTAGTGTGTTGCCTGAGTATGTGCCGCCTGGCGACTTATACCAAATTCTTGCTGGTTCTTTATCACCGAAACTACCTACAGATTTTGTTGTATATGTACCATCGTCGCCGATGGTCTCAAACACTACAGCATAATCTCCTATTGCACCAACTGATGACTTAGGTCCATTGCTGTCAATTTGATCAACTTCGTCATTGGTAAACACTAAAGGTACTTTGTTTGTAAACTTTTGACCGCCTGTCACTGTTGCGGCCGCGCCGTTCCATTCTTGGATACCCCAGGTAGTTGCTTGAGTATCTACCCACCATTTTCCATCTGCTGGTTCTGCTCCCGGGGCTGCTGATGCACCTTCTAATTCGTCGAGATCGATATTGGCTCTTACAATGAACGCTGAATTCGAAGCTCCTAAGTAGCTGTATGCAGTAAGCAGTCCGTATTCGTTTCTCTCAGAGCCGTGTATTGGTGCAGAACTTGCTGTCTTTTCAAAGAAAGGTACACCAAAATTTTCAACTAGATCTCTCTGACTAGTTACTTTAAATGCTTTTCCTGCATTTGCTTGTGTTGTTGCAGCAGCGGTGGCTGTCCCAGCTGCATTTGATTTATTCTCGGCCGTCGCAATTACGATCAACGGAGTTGTGCCTGGTTCTGCAGGTGTGTAAAAACTCTCGTCGATAACTGTAACTTGTACGCCTGGTGATGTTAGTGCCATTCGAATATCTCCTGGGGTTAATCTTATGTCAAAGTATTTAGCACCTTTTTATAATTTTGGCCGGTTTGAGTCAGATAAAAAGGGGCAAAAAAGGTGTAAATATTTCTATGAGACCGTTATGTAAGTGTGGATATAGACCTCGAGCCGTTAACTATAAAAAAGACGGTAAAGTCTATTACCGAAGTCTGTGCGAGATATGCCTGTCCCACGGAGTATATCATGGTATCCCGAGGTGGTTTAGATCAGGCTATAAAATGAAGCAGCAATGTGAAAAGTGCGGTTTTAAATCACCGCACAGAGAAGTATTTAGAGTATTTCACATCGATGGCAATCTGGATAACTGCCGTTACAGCAATTTAAAAACTGTCTGTTGTAACTGTGCTCAGATCCTTGGCAAGGAGGGAATAACTTGGCGCCAGGGTGATCTCATTGCTGACAATTAATTTTGCCTGATTATATAGGTCATCTATAGTACCATTATTATCTATCAAATGGTCGAACTCTGTGCCGACCCAGGCCGTTTCGCTAGCGTGAATTTTACGCATCTTGAGTTCTTGGACTGCCCAATTATAACCTTGATTCGCAGCGATAGCAACATCATACCACTCGGGCAGATCTCCTCTTTGTACC